CCATAGTATGCGCTCATCTAATAAACGGAGACTTTATTATGCTTATAGATCCCAGACTAAAACTGGAGAAAATCGCGGGCGATGATGATATTCGCGCCTACCTTAATGAGCCGCACTTGGATGTTGAGAACAAGTGTCTAGTGGCGACCGACGGGCACAAATTGGTAAAAATCCCCGTTGAGGTTAGCGCCGGAGATACTTCCGGTCCGGTACCGATCGCCGCGATCCTGGACGCGCGCAAGCGCAAGCTCCAGCTGGCGGAGATTACGTGCAACGGCGACGCTACGCTATTGGATACGGGCACGGGTAATCCACTATCCCATTATCCCCGCCCGGATAATGGGCAATTCCCGGACTATGAGCGGGTAATGCCCGATCCGGAGGCGGAGCCCGTGATTAGCATTGGTCTTAATGCTAAGTATCTATTCGAGCTAGCGCACGCGCTGACCACTACCGGGGGCCGCGGGAACAATAAAAAGGAACCCATTGTTAGGCTAGATATCTTCGACGATGCTATCGCCGTGCGCGTGACCGTTGAAACGGAGCCCGAGCGAACCGGCGTTATTATGCCGTGCCGGTTAGTCAATAAATCGCGCGCCTAGACGTATCTTTGTACAGGCTTTAACGCCCGCCCAGCGCGGGCGTTTTTTTTGTGCCTGGATATGCGCTATGATGCGCTTAGGGTAATTCCGCCCTTAAATAGTGGAGAAAACGATGACGTTAAAGGAACTGTTTACTAGGCCCTTGCGCGAGCCCGAGCCCGTGCCCGAGCTTCCCCCCGTTGTGATTAACCGGCTGGCGCGCCGAAAGCGTGCCGCCCTGGCGCGGCGATCCGCGCGAGACTCTCGCGGGCGCTTGCGGAAAAAATCGGAGGTGAACTCATGAGTGCGAAAATCAGCATTCGGATAACCCGTTCGTTTCAGTTTGAAAACCATTATGCCAAGGATGACTTTACGGTCAGCTTTCATGACGCGGTGGATGACCTGACGGAGGAACAGTATCAAGAGGCCGGGGGAGCGAACATAACTCCCGAGACATTGTGCAAGGTTCTAACCTATCAGCAATATCACAGTGCCGGGATCAATGAGTATAGGGCGCATATCCAGGGCGACCCTGACGCTGACCCTATGAGTTGGGCGTCCGCCGGTCCCGCGAGAATGAGACGGGGCATCCATGCGGTTGACGCGGACTCCGATGATTTCCGCCGCACTGTGATAGACCCGACCCACTGACAAGACCTCCGCCCGTGCGGCCCCTTAGACGCCCGCTTGCGCGGGCGTTTTTTTTGGGGCAGCCGCGCGCCGTTCCCGCAGCAGCCCGATTATCCGCTGCAACCTCGAGCCGGGCACAGGCCCGGCTTTTTTATGCTCGAGCCAAAAATCGGCCTCCGTATTGCTCGCCTACGGCGCGATCTCGCCTCGACCCTGGGCCTAGTATTGCCACTTTTTGAGGTTATTGCCGGTATGGGATACTATCGGATATACCACTAACAGGGAGTGCCGAGATGAAAATAACCATCGAGAAAGCCGTACACAACAGCGACGCCTTAGCGGCTGGGCGTGTTTCCGGTTATCTAAGATTTAAGTACAACGCTACATATGAGCAGACGTATCAATTCGTTAATGATGTGGCTCCAATATCACGGGAAGATTGGGAAGCCTTGTTATACGAAATAGATCGATAATGGCAACTCTAAAATGTAGTTACCCCAGCGCCGCCGACAAAACCGCCGGATGTGCCGTGACCTACCGCGCGGGCTCGCGATCTAAATATGACACTTGCCCGACCGGGTGTCCGTTGAACGGCTCCGGCTGCGGGACGGATCAAGTAGACCTCGAATACCTCGAGGCCGTTTCCTGCGCAGTCCCGCGACAAGGCCGCGCGCTCACTTATTCACACTTCCCGCCAGAGCAGTGGGCACACTTGAACGGTCCCCGGCGTACCGTCATCAATTGGTCCGCCCCGAGCCCCGAGGCCGCCGCGCGCTGCGTGGCCGATCGAGTCGCCCCAGCCGTAACGGTAGTCCCGCGCGACTACTGGCAGGGCCGCAAGCACGTCGACATTGATGGTGTCCCCTTGGTGAGATGTCTTGCCGAATACGTCGACGGCATCAATTGCAGCAACTGTGGCGGGGATGCTGGCCCACTGTGTGCCCGACCATCCCGCGATTATGTTGTGGCATTTACCGCCCACGGGAGCGGAGCCAGTAAGGCCGAGTCGGACGCCCAGGGCGGCTGCTATGCGGACACCGGGCACGCCGGGATTCAGTGGGCGCGAACCGGGACGGCTGCCGCCAGCACCGTCAACACCGGGGCCGGCTGCGTGGCGTGCGAATCCGAGTCGGACGCCCTAGAGCGTTTTGTAGAGCAGCTCCCGCGCGGGACCACGTTACGCCACCATGTGGCGGGCGATCTGGGAAAATCGACGCCCTGACAGCCCGTCTCCGGCGCGATCTCGCCGGACCCCTACCCTAGCCTCTCCCTATATGGGATACTCTGCGCTCGCCCTTTGTGGGCATCACAAAACGGAGACAGAGACATGAATAAAGAGACAGAGAACGGCCTAGCTGACGCGCGTGATCTATATGAAGTGCTTGAGATCGAGGAATCGGCAATAGCTCGAGACGCCGCAGAGCTTGCGCAGTACCGCGCATTGGGCGTAATGCTCGCCGCACTGGTAGCGCCGCAGCTTGACGCCGAACTGGTAGCGCCGCAGCTTGACGCCGACGTGGCGCGAGCGGTAGCCGCTGAACTGGACGCCCGCGACACTGATGATCGTGCCAACGATGAGCGCGATCGGGACCGCAGCGCGGAGATCAATGACGCGGTGCAGGCCGCCGTTACCGAGGCAATGGGACGACTAACCGACTGGCTTAGTCCCGAGGACATCACGGCAGTGCTAGATGAGCGCGCCTACGCCAAGATCGCCAAGGTCTTGGTTGACGATGCACACCTCACCGTCGACGTCGAGGTAATCTACCCAGAAGCGACGCTGATGGCCGGGTAACCGTTCCCGCAGCAGCTCGATTATCCGCTGCAACCTTGCCGGGCACTAGGCCCGGCTTTTTTTTGCGCGTGATTCACAGTGAATGCAGCCGCGCGCCGCGCCTCGAGGATTGCGCAAAACGTACCAAAATTGAGCAGCTGCTCCGCGATTAGCGCAAAATGGCCCGCGATCCGCGCGAAATGGCCCGCGATCCGCGCGAAATGGCCCGCGAAACACGTCCCAGAACACGTCCCAGACCGGAAAAATCGCCCATTATCGCCCTGAAATGCGGCCCTGTAGCTTAAATATTTCCCATAATTACCGATCGGGGCCCCTAAAAGCATGCTTTTAGGGCATCGAGCCGGGCGCAGATTAAGGAAGAAGAGGTTATTATTGGGTAGGGGTAGAAGTAAGGGTAGAAGGGTGAGTTTTTGACAAACAACGCTATAAAAAACGATATGGGGTTAACTGTGATAGGATTTCGCCTTAATGGCTAAAAAATTGACTACTAAATCGCGATTAACGCGCAAGCAGCAGCTCTTTGTACGTGAGTTGGTATCAAAGGATGGGCAGGTCACTTTACGTGAAGCGGCCATCAATGCGGGTTATGCGCCTACTTCTGCACATACTCGGGCTTACGAGCTTACTCACCCGGACATAAGTCCGCATGTTGTGTTTGAGATCAACCGTTATCGGGCAGAGTTAGATGAGAAGTACGGTGTGTCTTACGGTCGGCATGTTAGGGACCTCCAGAGAATTCGAGATGATGCTTTGGACAACGGTGCGTACTCCGCGGCGGTTCAAGCGGAGTATCGTCGTGGTCAGGCGCAGGGTGATATATACATAAACAAGAGTGAGATTCGTCACGGCAGTATCGACCAGATGAGTAAGGAAGAAGTTCTAAAGGCGATTGAGGAGATTAAGGCGTATGCCACGACCGGTAGAGAAAAAACAGATACCAGCGTCAGCGATGCAAAGAGAATCGGGCCTATGGAAGCAAGTCCGGGAGGGCTTGAAAAGGACGAAACGCCAGATATTACCCACTAGATTAGAGACATGGGCTTTGCCAGGAGTCCCGGACGTTCTGCTCTGTGACGAAAAAGGTAATTTTCATCTAGTCGAACTAAAATTTTGTAACGGGAATAAGGTTGGTTTACGGCCTCATCAAGTTAGTTTTCTTACTCGTCATCAACACGCCAGCACTTGGATTCTGGTCAAGCACCAGAAGATAAATCAGAAAGATTTCAGGATTCTTCTTTTTAAGGGGGAGGACGCGGTTGATCTTGTGATGGACGGATTGAAGGGTTCTACTGAGGTAGCCGAGTTTAAGGGTCCCTTCATTGATTGGGACGGATTGTTCAGGATCATTGCGCCGTGAACTTCGTTGAAAACGAAACTAAGATGTTGCGTTTGCAGTTACGTCTTGCGCAATTAGAAAAAGTAGAGGACTGTCAAAACAACTTCTTAGATTTTGTTCATGCGATGTGGCCCGAATTCATTATGGGTACGCATCACGAAATTATTTCAGAAAAATTTGAGCAGATTGCAAAAGGCGAGATCAATCGTCTAATCATCAACATGCCGCCTCGGCATACTAAGAGTGAGTTCGCATCGTTTTTGTTTCCTGCCTGGATGATTGGTAGGAAGCCTGCCATGAAAATTATTCAGGCTACGCACACCACGGAGCTTGCGGTCAACTTTGGTCGTAAGACAAAGAATCTTCTTGAGACGGATAGTTATCAGGATATTTTTCCTGACACTGAGTTGTCGGCAGACAGTAAGGCGTCGGGTCGGTGGGACACGAAGCGTGGTGGAATGTATTACGCCGTGGGTGTGGGTTCAAACTTAGCGGGTCGTGGTGGTGATTTAATAATTATTGATGATCCGCATTCGGAGCAGACGGCGTTATCTACTAACGGTTTTGATTTAGCTTGGGACTGGTACACGGGTGGTCCTCGTCAGCGGTTGCAGCCGGGTGGTTCGATCGTACTGGTACAGACGAGGTGGTCGGAGAAGGACATGACGGCGCAGCTTATTCGTGCGCAGTCAAAGGATGCTTTAGCCGATCAGTGGGAGGTAGTGGAGTTACCGGCGGTGATGCCGTCTGGAAAGCCGTGTTGGCCGGGATTTTGGTCTAAGGCCGAGTTAGATCATGTTAAGGCTTCGGTTCCGGCGTACAAGTGGAATGCGCAGTATCAGCAGAACCCTACGGCGGAAGAGTTATCTATATTGAAGCGCGAGTGGTGGAAGAAGTGGGACAAGACGGAGGTTCCGAATCTTCAGTATGTAATACAGAGTTATGACACGGCGTTTTCAAAGAAGGAGACGGCGGATTTTAGTGCGATTACGACGTGGGGGGTATTTTACCCGGAGGAGATTGGTGGGACTCCGGCGTTGATTTTGTTAGA